GTGACTTGTAGGAACAACCGGACTGATTGTGAAACCAGGCCGGATGTTTGGGAACGAGACTGACATGCGATAATCGGTCCTGTACATAATATTCAGGGCCGACCATTGCCATCTCAGACCTCCTCTATAGGCAGCAAGAATGCTACCTGTGTTGGAGAACCAGTCAATGAGCCACGTCCATGGGACAAGTTCCCATAGTTGTTTAGCAGTGACTGTACTCATACCCAGAAGTAATTGTGGCGCGAGGTCTTGAAGATCCCGCTCTGAAAGGACATCAAGTAAAGATGCCCTCATGGTGTACCAGAAAGTTCTGGTCACATCAGCTGTTACCGTACATTTGTTCGTCGACGTTTGATTGTCGGCGTTTGAACTGAACGGTATCAGATTCGGAACAATTACTCCCCAGTTCTCTACTAGTAACTTACGCTTTATGCGCTTGTCACCAGCCGACAACTCGCGTAGGTATGTTTCCCTAGCGTCAACTCTCTTAGCGAAGTCGAAAAGTGTGACCACATCCGAAAGGATGGGGAGCACTCCAAACTGCGCCATGAGATTTGCCTTAGCAGGCGCCCTTGCACGGTTTACAACTCCGTGCGCGATGCCGGCAGCATCCCTCAACAAAGAGGGTAGCTCCCGCAACTCGGCGATGCTGACCGGGAGGTCAACATCGGGCCTGTTAGGGTTTGCATTCGCAACAGCCATGGCTGCTAATCCTGGTGGAATCGTCCTAGTAAAGGTCGAGTAAAACCAGGGTTTGACCAAATAATTCAGGGGACTGTTGTCCAAAGGGACATCAATCGACTGATAGGTCAGACCAGACTGTGTGCGCGTGCCGTTTAGGGTAACCCGCGGCGCGACTCCCCGATCATGACTGAACGGTGAGTCAACCCACGGCGCCCCGACCCAATCCGTACAGCGTTCCTCACCCATATTGAATGAGGTAACTGTAGGATTTGATAAAGGTATGGGCGTACGTACTATCGTACCGATACCGGGACCACGTAGTGTACGTGACCTGGTACGGGATACGCGAGCCATCATTTCTTCCTAGGTTGTTTAGGGACTTGATTGTACGGCGCAAATTGCTTTGAACCGCGACGGGGCCTTAGGGCCCCG